GTCGTTGCTAGCTGGTGTCCTCCCCCTGCCCAGACAAGGGTTGTCATTTCGGGGTGATCCACCTGCTCCCGATCCCATCTCACGGGAGCCAAGTGGCCATAACGTTGGTCACATACTCGCTTTAAAGGCACGTCGTTTTCCACGCGTTTAGGCGCCCAACAGAAACTTAGAGGGCTTGAATTAAGAGCCGACTAGTGTTGTTGACGATTAAGGTTCCTGCAGCCCCGTTCAGTACGACCTCGATTTGGATGTCACCAGTGTCAGATAGTGGAATAAACAGGTCGACAACAACCTGTGTTATTTCAGTACTACCAGTGGCAGCATCCACGCGACTATACTGAGCGAGTTGAGGTACCGTGTCAAGGTGGATGGTAGCAAGGGCAGTGAATACTTCAGAAGTATCATCCCGACACTCCAATACCGCCGTGACTCGGTACACCCCACGTGAAAGGGTAAGGGCACCGGGCACCAAAACGTGCTCAAGACCATCGACACCAGTGCAGGTGTCGAAAGCCCAATATCCAGGAGTTGCAGTAACAAAAGTATCTGTAGCCACCTTGGACACGTTGAGCGCATTATGAGCGACCGGCGACGCAGTTGGTTCGAGGTGGAAATTCGAAAATCGAATCTTGTAATGCACCTCGACATACCCAATGGGGTCTGCTGTAGCCTCATCCCGAACCATTATGATCAATGAACCAGGATCATATAGGAACAAGCTCGCGCCCTGAATTCCATAACGCACATAGCGTTTGCCCGCAAGCATATGTTTAGGTACCCTGAGGGTCAACCCATCTGGTTTATAAACACTAGATGCGATATGAGCCTCATAAGCCGAAAATTTTGCTTGAGTAGCTGGTGCCATGGAGTGGGGATTAGGGTCGAACGCTAACCCGATCTGTCCAACCGTTGTCGAAATAACAGTTGTACCAACAAATCGGAACGACAGTTCGAGGAACTCGTAACAGTCGTAGCGCTTTGCCTCTTGGGATAAGGCTGGGAAGCACTCCTCGAGTCCGGGGTTGATGGGTCGGGCGAGTGCCGTGTAACCGGAATTTCCTAACACGGTATCGCTAATAACATCAACACCCTCATCGAGACGCACTCCCCTACGTTGGCTACCTTCAACCATCACATACGCTGCAGCCAAGCCCTTGCTTGCAGCCTTCTTCGATTTCTTTGATTTATTCATGATTGTATGAGATGCCCTATCATGAAAGGGGACTGTTCATATCGGCGGACAGCATGTTGAGCCGTGCAGTCTCTTGGCGTTTTGGTTCGCTTGGAAAGTTTTACGTATGGTCAACAACCAATTTGGTCACCCTGGCTCTGTGGTACATCCATCAACACAGAATGTTTTCAATCAGACAAGTCAGGTGCACAATACCTTAACTAACTCGTCGTCACATTTACTACATTCGTGAAGCAGAATTTAACACGGGAGTACAGAGCCGCCGACACCCCATGCGTTTACGGTCGCCACCGGCTCCTAAGAGCGAGTTGGGGGTACCACTCCCAACTCAGCAATGTGATTGCCAAACTTGAGCGTGTGTTCAGGCGTATGCCACTTAAGTGTCATACGGGAGTAGTCCTTTTCTAGTGCCATTTGTAGATCTGGGTTAATGCCAAAAGCCTCCCAAAACGATACGCGGGCTACCGTTGTGGGTTCCTCAAATTTGTAGTGCATTCGCAGCGCTAGATACTGCATTCCAGTTTCCAGTTCCACCTTGCGCTTAGACTCGGTAGTACCTCGAATCAAGGCTTGATAGAACTGACAAAATACCGGAACGTCACCAGCCAGCGCCATTCCACACATACCGATGGCTCTTCGGTAGAAGTTATAATCCGATTCATGTTGAATGGGTTTGACCACCACCAAATCCTTGTTGAGAACAATACGTGGGTCCCGTACCATACGGTACACCCCAGGTCTGATCTCAATTGGATGAGACTGGCAGAATTCGATGTGTTCCAAAAAATATACAGGGTTTTCAACCTTTAGTACAACTCCAGATTCGTCGAACCACCATTCAATGCCATCAAGGAACTGCTGTAAATCGCTAGTTTCCATGATGACCACACAATCGTCGCCATCATTTATCAAGGAGCAATGAATGTTCTTCAGCTTACAAAACGACCAGACCATGGTTGTCATCAATGTTATATTACCCAGTGAGGTGTTCATGTCACCGGATCATCTCCCCCCATGGACGTGGTAGCACACACAACTGTCACAACACCTGGCATAGCCACGTGTCTTGAGTTGCATAGAGAGCATCCACGCAAGGCATTTATCTTGGATCCCAAAGACGGCTTGGTAAATAGAATGTTCGTATCGTAGCGCCGCCTGAGACACATGTTGGTCAAAACGATGTGCATCAAGCATCACTGCGACCGGGCATTTATATTTCCTCCACGTCTCATAAATAGCCTTTCCTCTTTCATCAGCATTCAAACCTTTCATTACGGTTGGCCCTTCCCACATTTCATCAATGGCACCATAGATCACATGCTCACATGCTTTGGTGTAGACTCCGAGACTCAAATTGTAGCGTGGCGATCGAGGCTGTATAATCCTAGGATCAGGATCCCTCTCCTCGTACCACATACCATCTGAGGTTAATTTTAACTTCTCGGCTTTCACAAAACTTGATACAAACGAATCCTTAAACTCCAATGGTTTAATAGCCAGGGAATCCCTCGCTTTCTCATAAACACGCCGCTTACGCCCAGTATAAGCATTGAGAAATTGATCAATGGTTAAAGGCTTCACGACGCGCGTATGCTTAAGCAACGCTTTCCTAGCTGCTCCATGATAGTGTAAGAATTTGTTGTAGCAGGGTCTGTAGGGCCTCTCCCACCCTCCATTCCCAGTCTTGTGATAGAACACTCGTGTGATGATTGCACGAAGTGCTGTGTCTTCATCAGCATTATGTACGCCGAACTGGACCCCAACCCCTATAGGAGCTAGGTTGTGGATCTTACGCTCCCTAAATCGACCCGCAGTACTTGTACGGAGTGCTAGCATTTCTTGCTCTGGACACCCTCCTGGTGCGAGGCCAAGCATGGCGTCGGAGAACAGGTCAGTGTCAAGCACAGCAGAAATTCCGTACTTATACTGTGGGCCTCTCTAGGCAGCGGCCCGGACGTAGCGCGCCTTCTTCTCCAAGGGGGAAAGTTCTAAGGGGGAGAAGCATAAGTAACTGAGAGTACGATAAAGTTTATACAAGTAACTAATATAAAATTTATCGTGCTCAGCTTCACTCGTGGAAATTTCGTGCATAGTAGGGGTAAAAACACTCGCGATTAGAATGGTGACATGTTGAACCATATCCACCTGTCGAAAGCATTCCAACCTCTTCGTATCACTAAAAATTTCCGCGACTATAGCCCTCCTTATCACCTCCCGATTGGCCTCCGTATCCCTTGGCGTGCCGTGCTTGCACTTCACGCTCGCCAAAATGAGCCGTTGGAATTTTGACAATTCCGGTTCCTGGTCAGTTGGCGTTACGTGGGCCTGCACGGTACGTATGTCAGCGAAGATGGCGCGGTGCCCCTTTCTTTGAATGAGCTTAAGAATAAGGGGCAGTGGACAGCACAAAAAGACAAATGCGACAAAACATGCCAAAAATGTGCTTGCAAGCTGTATAATGTTATCCGTATCCAACGCTGCAGCTAAAACGTCGGCGGATTGAGTTATGTTCACAAAGTATTCGATCATGTTTACAAAAGTTGCGCAATCATAACATTAATCTCATTTACTAGAAA